CGGCAGGGGAAGGCGCAGACCAGTGGACAATACTGGAATTGCCAGCCGTATGCGAATATCCGCCCAAACCTTACGATGTGCGGCAGGAAGGGGAAGCACTCTGGAAGTGGAAATACGATGAGGAAGCCCTCGAAAAGATGAAGGTGACAGTCGGCAGCCGAGACTGGGCGGCATTGTATCAGCAGCACCCAACACCGGGCGAAGGTGGAACCTTTAAGCGCGAGTGGTGGAATTACTACAAAGTCCTACCGGATGGGCTTTATGATTTTGTTCAATCATGGGACTGCACCTTCAAGGATGCTCAATCCTCTGACTATGTTGTAGGGCAGGTTTGGGCGAGAAAGGGAAGCAGCCGCTACCTGCTCGACCAGGTGCGCGGGCGAATGAGCTTTACCGAGACCTTGCGTGCTATCCGCTCACTCTCTGCCAAGTGGCCGCAGGCAATCCGCAAGCTCGTGGAGGATAAGGCAAACGGCACAGCAGTTATTGATGTGCTGCGAAAAGAAATCCCCGGATTGATACCGGTGGAACCGGAGGGCGGCAAGATTGTCCGCGCCAATGCTGTAACGGCAGTAGCGGAGGCAGGAAACATTTACCTGCCAGACCCGTCCATTGCCCCGTGGGTGCATGATTTCGTTGAGGAACACGCAGTATTCCCGAACGGTGCAAATGACGACCAGGTGGACGCGCAGACGCAGGCAAACACCTATTACAATTCTTCCTCCTTTAGTCTGGAAGGATTGATTTAAAAGGGAGGGAAAGAATTGGAATACAGAGCAGACGGGTTTTCTGATGTTATGCGGCTGTATCAGTCGCAGACAGCGCAGACGGGGGAAATGTGGATACCCGACTATGACCTTGCTGAGAAGTACCAAAACAATGGACTGTTCAGCAAGATTATTGACCGACCGGCAGAAGAAGCACTGAAACATGGTATGGAATATAATGTTTCGGATGCGGACTTGAGGGAATTTTTAGACGACGCGCTTGACCGGCTGGACTGGGAGGAAAAGGCTGTAACGGCAATCCGCTGGGCAAGGCTGTTTGGCGGCTCCATCATCGTTATGCTTCTGGACGATGGCGGCGGACTGGAAGAGCCGGTGAACTGGCAGGACGTCCGATCAGTGGAGGAGCTGCGAGTATATGAGCGGGCAATCGTTCAGCCGGACCCAGATACCTACCGGACTGGGAAAGCAGAATATTTCGATGTATCCAGCACCTACGGCGGCACTTTTCGAGTGCATCGCAGCAGGTGCTTAGTTTTTAAAAACGGCAGTTTGCCGGAGTACGGGGCAGCACAGCAGTATTATTACTGGGGATTGCCGGAGTATATCCGTATCCACAAGGATTTGTCCCGGGCGCTCAAAACACACACCAATGCCGCCAACATGATTGAAAAGAGCGTGCAGCCGGTATACAAACAGCGAGGTCTGCAAAGTATGCTGGCAGGTCCGAACGGAGATGAGATGGAACTCAAACGTTTGCAGGTTCTTGACGCTTCCCGAGGAATGATGAACACGATTGCTGTTGATATGGAAGGTGAGGACTACGATTTCAAAACCTTCCAGATGACAGGAACGAAGGAAATTTTGGAAAGTACTTGCAACCTCTTATCGGCAGTTACCTGCATCCCACAAACCATCCTGTTTGGGCGTTCCCCCGCCGGCGAAAACGCAACCGGTGAGAGCGATTTGGAAAACTACTACAATTTTGTGGAGGGTATCCAAAAGCGGATGCTCAAGAAAAATATCCGCACCCTGATAAAAGCGATTGTGCAGGCAGGGGTTTATGATGGAAGCATCGAGAACCCGGGAAATATCAAACCAACCTTCAAGCCGTTATGGAGCTTGAGTGAGACGGAAAAGGCAACCGTAGAGCTTACCAAAGCCCAGCGGGCACAGGTAGCGGCACAAACGGCACAGCTCTACATAGATATGCAGGCGATACAGCCCGAGGAAGTGCGTCAGGCGCTTGCCCAGGGCGGCAGTCTCAATATCGAAGACATCCTGGACAACCAGCCAGAGGACGAGCAGGAGGAAAGCGCCGATTGGGAAGAATTGTTCAATTCTCTGGCAAATGAGAACCATTTACAAAATCCTGCTGGACAAGATACACTCAAAAGTGGTATAATAAAAGGGAAAAATGCAGATGACCGCTTAGATGAATTTAAAGAATCCGACCATCCACGAGATAAGGACGGAAAGTTTTCAGAGAGCGGTTCCGGCGGACAATCAAAGGCTGAAAGCCAACAAAAAGAAAGTACCCAAGAGCAACCAGAAAGCAAGGTTTCCGCTACTGGAGCGAATGTGCCTTGTACAGGATTTGCAAGTAAGGCAAAACTGAACGACCATACCAAGAGGCATGGTCCAGAAATCGGAGTATCCTCCGAGGCTGAATATCAGCAGAGGGGAATAGATTTTTTGAAGCAGGGATGTGGTGGGGATGTTGTAGGTTATGCTACCTCGGATGGTAAGGTTGTCCGATTTAATAGAAAAACTACCGAGTATGCTTCTGGTATACCAGGGGGTGCCTTAAAAACCTATATGAGAGCTAAGTGCAAAAAGGATGGTTCACCAGATCCAGAAAGAGCGAACGAATATTATGAAAGAATCAAAGAAAGGGATGGGTGTTAAGATGGCATCTGTAAAAGTTGGCGAAAGCTATACTTGCCCTGTATGCGGCAAATACACATTTGAGGCTGCCGGTGATTATGATGTCTGCCCTGTTTGTGGGTGGGAAGATGACATCATTCAATTGGACAATCCTGATGAGGAGGATTGTGCGAACCATATGAGTTTGAATCAAGCTAGGCGTGCCTATGAGAAAGGTTTTGTTCAACTCATAAAAGACAACGAACCCTACCCGGAAAGCGCAGATGCCAATGAATAACTTCGCAGCAATCTACCCACAATTTGCTTTTCAGGATATTCAAAAATTAGACTTCTTGCAGCAAAACCTTCCTGAAGTTTATGAGTCATGTGAAAAAATGAAAAAACAATTACTAGGGGAAGATGATTAGGCATGTATGTTGCTCGTATTGATGCTGATATTTTAAGAACTGATGAAATGTGGGAATTGCAGGAAGAGTATAAAAAGCAATTTGGAGAATATATGATGCCTTTCAATTATGCCGACTTTGACCGGATTGGAGATAAATGTGCTGCGCAGGTATACAAGGAAGAAGTGGAAAAATGCCTAAGAGAAGGCAAACCAACTTCCATTGTTTCCAAGTGGTGCGGACCGAACAGCCTGTTTGGTCATTAAAACAGAACAGATTTTGTTAAGGACGATGCAAAAAGCACCGTCCTTTTTTCATGCCCGAAAAGAGGTGAAACTTGTGAATGACCTTGCGTACCGAACTGCCTTGCAGGAGAAAATCCAGAAGAAATTCTATGGGCACGACACCTTGAAATCAAAGTATGTGCCGCCCTATGCAATCTCTGCGGAAAGGCAATATTCGCAGGCAGTTGCGAATTTGTACCGCCGCTACAACAAGGTAGTGCTACGCTGGATTCCGAAGATTATCAAGGCAATTAAGCAAGACCGAGACAAGCGGATGCGCACCGATGATGTTATTGGGTTGATGCAGTTGATTGACCTGTATCTTACCAAAATGATGAACGACCTGAAAACCGAGGAGGAGCAGGAGGAAGACGGCTCCAATTTGGAAGAACAAATCAAAGCTGCTGCTTACCTTATCCGAGGTGTTGTGAATCAGGGATGGAGCAAGGCGGTGGAACGGACGCTGGGGGTACAGGTTATCCCGAAATATTACGATGAATCGTTTTACAGGGAGCTGTTGGAACGGTGGTTTCGGGAAAATATGGGGATGATTTCCTCAATTCCACAGGACCTTGTCCAGCAGATTCGGGATACCCTTTGGGAGGATATTACCCAAAATGCCGCTACGGACCAGATGGTGAAGCACATCCAGCATACCTGCCAAGTCAGTAAGAACCGTGCGAAGTTTATTGCCCGAGACCAGGTTGGCAAACTACAGGCACAGCTTACAAGGCAACAACAGACGGATGCAGGTGTCCGGGAGTACATCTGGTCTTCCAAAAGGGATTCCAAGGTGCGCCATCAGCACAGGAAGCTCAACGGGAACAAATTCTCATGGGATTCCCCGCCGCTCTCAGACCCAAGAACAGGGAGGCATTGCCATCCGGGAGAGGACTATGGGTGCAGGTGTACTGCAATCCCGGTATTTCCTCGAAATGTTGTTGTGCCGTATGAGAAAAAGGAGTAGCAATGGAACAAAGATTTGATAGCATCCCTCTGAGTGATACCTATTTCACACCAGAGGGGTATTTGATTGATAATCCCATCCTGACAAGGGTGGGAATTTTTGAGTATCACAATCCAGATGGCACTATCCGCA